GGGACCGCGCCGGCATCCCGGCCTATACGGCGACACTTGCCGAAGGCTTACACCGCCGAGCCGGTGATCCAGGTCATCCAACTACGCCGGCGTAGTCCTGCGACAACCAGTGGGACAGCCGAACAGCGCGACTATTCCTGTCGTTGGCTGGTGCGAGGGCATTGGCGAAACCAATTCTATCCAAGTTCCCAAAGCCACCGGCCACGGTTCATCCCGGCCTATGTTAAAGGCCCGGACGATAAACCATTGAAACCCACGAAGTCCTCTATATTTGCCGTGGTTCGATGATCGCGGCAGACCTGATTCTAGCGTGATAAAATGACCGCATGACTATGAGAGACCGGGTCAAAGAACTCCGGCGCGTCCCGGCCTCGGAACTCCGGGCCAACCCTAAGAACTGGCGCCGTCATCCTCCAGCCCAGAAAGCGGCCCTGGAGGGAGTGCTGGAGGATATCGGCTTTGCTGATGTGGTCATCGCCAGGGAGACTCCCGACGGCCTGGAACTGATCGACGGCCACCTCCGCCAAGAGGTCATGGGCGACCAGCCGGTGCCGGTCCTCATCGTGGACGTAACCGAGGAGGAAGCGGACAAGATGCTTTTGACCCTCGACCCGCTGGCGATGATGGCAGAAGCGGACACCGGCCAACTCCTCCACCTACTACGGGACACCCAGTTCGAATCCCAGGCGGTCAACGATATGCTGGAAGCATTGGCTAACGGGGAGCCGATGCCGGTCCTACATGAACCGCCGGTAGACCCAGGCCCACAGATCGACCGGGCCGACGAGTTGCGGGAGAAGTGGCAGACCGAACGGGGCCAGGTCTGGGAAGTCGGACGCCACCGGTTAATGTGCGGGGATAATACGGATGCGGAGGATTGTCTGAGTGCATTCGGGCAATATATTGTGGGCTGTGTTCTCACCGATCCGCCCTATGGCATATCTCTTGACACCAAGTATTCTCGAATTACTGGGTCGAGAAATAGCATGATGATTCGTGATGGTAGGAAACGAGTCCTAGCGAATGATTACACACCGGTGATTGGCGACAGTGAACCATTTGATGCGTCCCGATTAACCGCCTTCTTTGCGGAGGTTCCGGAGCAGTTCTGGTTTGGGGCCAATTATTATCGCAGAACGCTTGGCGGTTCTGATCTTAACGGGTCATGGTTAGTGTGGGACAAGCGGCCTTCCGGTTGGAATGATGACGGCGCTGGGATTGATGACGTTATCGGGTCAGGTTTCGAATTAATCTGGTCGAAGAACAAACATCAACAGAGGATGCTCCGCCGACAATGGTCAGGCTTCACGGCTCGTAATAATGGCATGGAACGATCGCATCCAACCGAGAAACCGGTTGATTTGTTAATTGAAATTCTAAAGCGATGGACTGCCGGGGGATGTGTCATTGCAGACCCATTCATCGGCTCCGGGACCACGATGGTGGCCGCCGAGCAACTGGGCCGCATCTGCTACGGGATGGAGATCGAGCCGAAGTATGTCGCGGTGACCCTGGAGCGGATGGCCGGCATGGGACTTGAGCCTAAATTGGTCACTGTTTAAGTCGTGGCTTTACAAAACGGAACAAGGATAGGCGCCGAATTAAGACGCTCCCAGGTCCTCCAGTTGAAGCAGGCCGGAGCGTCCGAGCAAGCCATCGCCGAACAGCTCGGCGTGTCTAAGACTCAGATAAACAACGATGTCAAACGGCGGCTGGAGGAGATTCGACGGAATGACACCGAGGCCGTTGAACAGGAATACACCCTACAGAAATCCCGCTATGAGCGGCTACTCCTCCGGTGGTGGAGTCAGGCCACCGGCCCAGATGATACCCAGGCCGCGAAGGCCACGGGGATAGTCCTGGACATACTCCGGCGCCTGGACACCATCGGCGGGTTGGTGCCGGACAAGCCACTTATCCAGTTAAACCAACAGAACGTCATGGTCGGCGGCGTGACCTTCGCGGATGTTCTTCGGGAGGCGATGGCCGGCCAGATAGTGGAGGGAGAACGTGTCGATATGGGGACTACACTGGCCGTGGAGAACGAAGAAAGGGCGGACGTTTGAGAGATACGACAAACGGGGGAGGCTCCGGATATTCTGTGCCAATAGCGAGTCTCCTGTCACCGGGGAGATTGAAGTCGAGATATCTGATTCTGGGCGGCATATGCCAGGTGGTGGATGGGAGCCTCGGCAGATCAAGTTCCGGTGGACGCTATGTCCGGAATGTAACCGGAACGCCCGAGTGGCAGGGCTGAAATCCAAGCCCCGGTTGAGCCTCCATAACGCGGAATACCACACAAGATGACTTTGTCCCAGGCCGAGAAACGGCTCCTCGTTAGCCGCGCCAAGACCGACCCGGATTATTTCTGGCGGTCTATCCTTGGCTGTCCTACGGTTTACGACAAACAGCTTGAGATGGCGGAGGCGGTCCGGGACCACGGCAGGGTCGCGGTCGTTGGGGCTAACGGTACTGGTAAGGACTGGCAGTCGGCGCGGCTGATGCTCTGGTGGTTGGCTACCCGCTATCCGGCCATCTGTGTCGTCCTTGGCCCGACCCACCGCCAGGTCTCCGACATCGTGTGGAAGGAAGCCCGGAGCGCTTACCTCTCCTCAAGGATACCGTTGGGCGGTCAGATGTACCGGACGGCCCGGTGGGAGTTCGACGACCGCCACTACGCGGTGGGATTCGCCACTGATAACGAGTTCAACATCCAGGGCTTTCACAGTCCAAACCTCCTGGTCATCATAACCGAGGCGCACAATGTGGAGCAGGCCCACATCGACGCCGTTAAGCGGCTCAACCCGGCGCGGATGCTACTCACCGGGAACGCCTTCGCCAGCTCTGGCGAGTTCTATGATGCATTCCACGGCTCCCCGACAACCTGGAGGATGCCATCGTGCCGCGGTCGTTGTTGATGGAGGCGGTCGAGCGGCAGCTTGAACCTGTGGGTCCGGCTACCCTGGCCTGCGACGTTGCACGATTCGGCGCTGATAAGACCGTGGTCTATCGGAGACAGGGAAACGTCTGCCGGCTGGCCTGGAAGTCCCAAGGCCGGGACACGCAAGAGGTCGCGGGGCATCTCAAGGCGATGGCCGAGGATGACCCGGAAGTGACCGAGATAATAGTGGACGACACCGGCGTCGGCGGCGGGGTGACCGACCGGTTGAACGAGGAGAACGTGGCGGGGGTTAGGATCACAGCCTTCAACGGCGGGGAGAAGGCCCGGAGGTCTGACAGGTATGTGAACGCCATCGCCGAGGCGTGGCTGGAACTGGGCCAAGCCTTCCGGGAAGGGACCATCGACATCGACGACAACCCGGCGGTGATCGCCCAACTCTCGGCGCGGCGTTACACGGTCCAGGGCGACCGGCGGATCAAGCTGGAAAGCAAAGACGATTTCAAGAAGCGCTCAACCGGCGGGAGTCCCGACGATGCCGACGCCCTGGCGATGTGCTACGCGGGACCGGGTCCGGGGATTGGGGTCTGGTAAAAGTGTGCCGGAGAAAAACTGCCGATCTGCCCGATTTTCTCCGGGCTGGATGTTGATTGACCAAGGAACTCAGATGCGGCCATTGCGGCAAGCTCCTGGCCGAGAAGGCCGAGCGTGGGACGGTCATAATCTGCGCCCGATGCAAGACCCGGAACGAGGCGCCATGACCTCCCCGATCCAATGTGAGATATGCGGGGCGGCGATGGTAGAGCAGAAGTGCAAGATCCGCTGCCCGAATTGTGGCTACACTCGGGATTGCTCCGATCCGGTCTATATAATCTCTTGACAAACTGTATAGCCGGGTATAGAATGTATATAGTAAATCAAGAGAGGAGAGACCGAGATGAGTAATACCAGCAAGAACCAGAGCACCCGGAAATGCCCGCGCTGCACCGGCCCGATCCCGAACCATGTACCCACTCCCTGCCTGTGCATCTGGTGTTTCTACCATATAGGCCAAAACTAACAGCCGCCACCAAGCCCCGGCCAATCGCCGGGGCTTTTCTTTTGCTACCCTATATGCTAGCTTTATGATCAGTGGCCTTCCGGCAAGTGTCCGAGGCGAAAGCCCGAAGCCGGTGGAGGTCACTTTTGGCATTTTGGGACTTCTTACGAAAACAAGAAGATGTGGCCGTGGCCGTCCCGCTCAATTACGATGTGGGCCAGGCCACCTACCCGGACGCTAGTTTTGAGTCCTTCGCGTCCGAGGGATACGGCAAGTCCGAGATCGTCCACGCTTGCATCCGCGAGCTTGCGGTCTCCGCAGCTTCTCCCCGGTATTACGTCCAGGCTCCCGCCACCGGCGGCGGCGCCGTCGAGGTAACCTCCGGCCTCCTTTACGACCTGACCTCCGCGCCCAACCCGACCTCCGACTGGTATAGCTTCATCGAGAACCTGGTCACCTATCTGATGGTGGCCGGGAATAGCTACGTCTTGAAAGAGCGGTCAAGGTCCGGCAAGATCATGGCCCTCTACCATCTCCGGCCGGACCGGGTCCGGATCGTGGGCGGTGACCACGGCGCCGAGGGGTATATCTACGAGGTCGGCGGGAAAGACTACTCCATCCCACGGGAGGACCTCTGCCACCTGGCCCTCCCGAATCCCGGCGGCGACCTTTACGGCTTATCTCCTCTACAAGTCCTGGCCCGGACTGTGAACCTCGACCTAAATATGACCGACTTCGCTAAAGTCTACTTCCAGAACGCGGGCGTTCCCAGCGGCCTCCTCAAGCTAAAACGGCGC